GCGGAAAAGTGCCGGTTTACGACTACTATGGCAAGTGGGTCGCAGAAGTGATCTACGGTGATGACAACCTGGCTGCCGTAGCTGAAGGAGCCCCAGATGAGTTTTCTGCCGCTTCATGGAAAGAAGTCTACGCACGCGCCGGATACCCAGCAACAAATGACCGCAAGGATGGTGACCCCGAATTCACCACCTATGAAGAGGCTTCATTCTGTTCCCGTTACCCAGTTTTCGGGGATCGAGTTCTACATCTGGCCCTCAAGCAAGACACCATCAACTCCATGCTCCAGTGGAGCAGTAGCTTCGAACCGGATCATATGGAAGCCGTGTGCGGTGTGGCCCTGCAGGAAAGCGTGCCATGGGGGATTGAGTACTATACTCAAGTGTGTGAAGCAATTCGCCTCTTGATGCATAGGTACAAATTCTCCTTGTGTGTGCCTTCCTACAAGGTTGCGCGGTTTGCGGTTGATCGTATGGTACTCACAGGCGAGAGGATTACACTGCAGGAATACCTTACATCGGACTTAGGAGCCCAACCGATTTGTGCTAATGAAGCAAACATTGAACCAATTGTTCAAATCCACTCCAATTGTAACAACATGAGTTGCCTTGCTGAGAAGAAGAAGCTACACATGTGTGCCCATGCCAAGTGTGGCGTCAGCTTGTACAAGTGCGGGGTTTGCCGTGCCGAATTTGACACTGACGCTATTGACCACCATCTGGACGAGTGCGGGTGGGGCGACTCCGTAATATTCAGAACAAGTGCTGCCATGTGCCCCAACGCCATGCCGGGTGCTGTGTTCCCCGTTGAGACCCGGGATAACGTCCACAGCGCCACTATTATCAACTGCGTCGAGTCGTGGACTGAACACCCGCGAGCCCCAGGCGCTCCCGCTGTGCTGCGGTGTTTAGTCTGTGGAGTGAAGGTTTACAGTGACGAGAGCGATAGCCACCAGTGTGAAACGGAAGTACAATGGACCGAGGGGCAAAGACACTCACTGACCAACGATTGGCTATGCACGGTTCCCGGTGCGGGCGTGCCCTCCCATGGGAGGGTATACTCGATCCTGATGAGAGACGTTTGGGACATCCCCGGTATTACTGGTGGTGATCCCATTGACGCTGGCGTCGGCTTGTACAAGTGCTGTGACTGTTTCGATGAGTTCACCAGCGTACGTTTGCGCCAACACCTCTCAATGTGCAGCCCCACTCGGATCCTGTGCATTATCGAACCGCACGATCCCGACCAATTCCATGAACACATCGCTGAGTGGTTTGGCACTACGATCAACCTGTGCCCTGAAGTGCATTACCAGAAGAAGAAGGCGGGTGAACCCTTACAACTGATTTGCGACAACGACTCAGGCCACTATAGGTGCTGCGAGTGTGGTAAGTACTTTAGCCTCTGGGCGATGATACACCACGACCACGACAAGTTCATCCAGACCATGCGGGGTGAAGACACAGAATGGCAAAGTCCTAACGTCGAACGGGTGAAGTATTTTGACAATGCCAGGATCATGTCAGAAGACGACTGGGACCTCTTTGCAGAACTCGACGAGGTCCTGGGTGCGGATAGCACGGAAGGAGACAATGCCACGGTACACGCCGATGCTGCCCCGATGGTGAAGAAAGAATCGAGCGCCGCTCCGAGTGCCGTTCCAAGCACAATGAACGCAGCTCCAGGCAGTGGCACCATTGCCAGTGAAGGGCCCGAGATCGCCATCAACTTCCTAGGCCCGGCAGGTGCACAACCTATCGAGCTCAT